TTACCATTTCATTTGTGCCGAGAACTGTAATATCTGTATAGACATTTGTTTTATATACAGGCCACCACTCTATTCTTAATTGTCTTAAAATATCATTTGTAGTTTGTGCAAAAAAATTAACTGCTTCTGTATCTGTTGCACCAATACCAAAACCAAAAGCATCAGGTTGATACTTAGTTACATCTCCAGCAACAATTACATTCGCACCTGTATAGTTAGCCATATTATATAGCCCAAATTATTATAACTAAAGCTACTGCAATACCACAAGCTATCTTAGGGTGTTGTTTTGCTAATGTTATGTATTTTTCTAAATGTTTCATTTCTTCTTCCTTGTTTTTCTTTTAGGTTTTAATTGCACTACTTTATCAGAAATATCTTTTGTAGTCGCTTTTTTAATTGGTTTTTTTTCTTCTTCAAGAGGTGTAAATCCTCTCATTTTGAAATGATTTATATTTAATTCGTATGTCTCTAATGGTCTTATTATTGTCTTTTTTCCGTTAGTCAATTTTATATTCATAAATTCTCCTGTTAATTATCAGGGCAATTTCTTGCCCTGATAAAATTATAACTATGCGTCTTGTATAGATGAATCTGCTTCAATCTCACAACCATATGAGTCTTGTAGTTCACCAACACCATAAACTGCTGTTGCTACGATTTCGTCTGCTCTAAGAGAAGCATCTCTTTGAGTTTCAATTTTCAGGTCTTGCATCATTGCTAAACCTAAAGCATCAGAATGGAAAGTTGCACCTTTGTAATCTCCAGTAGTTCCCGGATTATTACCTGACGCATCTGCCATGTTTGATGTTTCGTAAATACTAACACCAGCGATTTGACCAGCAAAACCAGTTCTCAATGCTTCGTTACCAACACCAGCATTCGGATTAGCGAATGTGTTTGATAAACCTGATTTCAAATCAAAAGCTATATTTGGGTGTAATATACAAGCAAGATTATCACTTGGTACACCTGTTGCTCTTAATTTTGCTACTGCATTGAAAATTAATCCAGCTGACATAACTGTAGTATTTCCACCAACAGTATTTGAAAAACCACCAAATAATGCTGTTAGGTCTGTGTCTATTTTTTTTGCAATCGCTTCACCAAACAATTTACCAATATCTCCAGCAACATTTCTTGGTGCTGAGTTTCTTGCTAAATCTGTAAGTGTAGTCATAATCCCATTTTCAGATGCTGATATAGTAACTGAAGTAGGATTGATTGCTGTGTTAGATAAATCAGATGCTTCTGCTACTGCTGAAGCACTTACTGTTCCATATACTGGAACTTCAACTGACTTTCCACCACCTGTTATAGCATAATTTTTCACAAGAGGTCTCATAATTGATCTCTCACTTGCTACAAATAATGCTTCTGCCACTATCTCCGTGTATAGTTCCGATAGTGTAGAACTTGTTGTTTCTGCTGACATTTTTTGTTTCCTTTATTATTTATTGTTTATTGTTTAAGTTAATTTGAACTGGTTTAGAATCTCGTTCTTTACGATATTCTGCATATCGCTTACGATCTTCTGCCTTGCTCATATCTAAGTCCTGAATTTTAAAGGGTTTTACAGTATTACCACCGATACTTGCTTTACTTCCTGAACCTTGTGTTGTTGCATTACGGAAGTGTGGGTTCGTATCTAAGAACTCTTTAACTCTATCTTCTATTGTTAAGAGTTCACCTTTTGGGTTATATCTTACATTAGAATTATTATCAAGTACCTCTATTCTTCCATCATCATTTAATTTAACTTCTCTTTCAATTAATTGTACGACTTGTTGAGGATTAATTGCATTATTCTTTGATGCAACGGATAAGATAGAATTATCAATCTTTTCTTTTTTAACTTCTGTTTTATATTTAGAGATTTCACTATCTTTTTCTGCTATTCTCTCTTTCATTAACTTTTCTATTTCAGCTTTTGATTTAGCTTCGTCCATTTGTTTTTGTTTAAGAAGTTCTGTTTTTTGCTTTTCTTCTTCTTCCATTTTTCTCTCATACTTCTTACGTTCTGACATTATTCTAGCTTGAACAATATTATCTAATTGTTCCTGTGTGAAAGATTTAGATTCTGTTTTTGGTTGTTCTTGTTTTACTTCTTCTTTAGCTTCAACAGGTGCTGAAGTTGCTTGTGTTTTATTTTCTGACATTTTTTACTCCTATATTATTAGTTCACCGTTACTATCATACCAATCAGGATTGACGTAACTCCATTGATGACGACAATTATAACCACCTCTAACTACAAGTGGGTCTCCAGCTTTTTTGCCTGACCAACTTCTTGATGACCATATTCGTCTAATTTCACCAATCGTAAAAAGACCATCACTTCTCTTAGATTTTATTACACCATTTACAAGACTTCTGCAAATCTGTCGTGTTGTGGGTATTACATCTCCATAGTATTTAACAAATGTAAGACCAGCATCTTTTGACTTATTAAAGTTTAAAGTAGCATCAAAATCACGTAAAGAGTCGTTTAATATCTGACCAGCAAACCTTTTCATATTCTCACCAGCACGATCTCTAGCAAATTTACTTTGTAAAGTAATAACTGCTTTATCAACTCTTGATTGCATAGACTTTTTATATTTATTATTTTCTATAAACTTAACTAAACGATTCGCTTCTGCATCATCTGAACTTGCATAAATACCATTAATAGTTTGTCGTAATTCTTTTTCTAAATCTGCAAAATCAGAACCAACTAAAGTATTCTGATAAACCTTTTCTGATAATCTTCTTGTAAAAGTATTAGACACATCTTTAAACTGTGTGTAATATTGCTGTTTTAAATTTTGAACTAAAGATAAATCTCCTTTAGTTAATTCTTGAAACTCAACAGGTATATTACCAACTCTCTTAAAAGCTTTTTCTATTCTCTTAGCTTGTTTATTAAATCCCTCTCTAACAACTTGATCTGCAAAAGGTAAATATTCAGCATCTATGATTTGTTTTATTTTAGGTCTGATAGCTACTGCCGATTGTAGTTCTATAAGCTTACCATTTGATGTAGGTAAATCTCTATTGGCTAATGATACTACTTCTCGTTCTATTCTGTCTAATGTTGATGTAAGTGTTTTATAATACTTTGCTTCTGCAAGTTCTATTTGCTTAATACGATACTCGGTAGATTTTTGAACTATATCTGACATTCATTAAATTTCTTCTTCTTCTACTTCTTGATCTTCTTGCTGTGGTTCATCTTGTGTGAAAGAACCGACCTCAGGTTTAGTATCTATTTCTTCAAAGATTTCATTTAGCTTCTCATCATTATCAACTACTGCTCTTGCTATCTCTTTATCAATCTCTTTAGTTAGTGTAGCTGACTCAACTCCTGATGATTTAGCTTGTTGGAAGAACATAAGATCACTAGCATAATCTCTAATGTTAAATGAGTCAGGGTAATTAATCTCTCCATCAAAATTAACATTTTGGAACTGTGCGTATAATCTAAATATTTGTTCTTCTGCTAATTCTAAGTTATCTGCTTTTTCAGATAGTCTAGCATTAAGTAATTCAAATTCTGTTTGTAAAGCTATCCCTGAACTTACTTGTGTCTTTGTAGTTCTTACTGCACCAATATGGGCTATTCTATTTATTGAATTAACTTTATTATCTATTGATGTCATAATTGAATTTAAGTTAGAACCATTAGGTTGAAGTAAATAAGGTTTTAAGTTTGGTTCTATTTCTTCAGGCATTTCTATTATTGCACCAGCACCAGCAGAAGCATTAACACTTGGAGTCTTAACTAATGATGGGTGGTTTGATAATCTAATTAATTGTTCTATTTCTGAATACTCATTGTAAATAGCTTTTTGTAAATCTGCTATATCTGTTAGGTCTGATTGACCAATCCCTTTTTTGTGAGATTTGGAATTGTATAAAATAACTGCTGGTATTTTGCCAATCAGATTATCGGCAGTATCTATTACTGTGGGTTCTTCTCTATCTGCCATATAAATAGTATCTATACGATCAGGATACCAAACCCTCATATATGTTCCACCATCTTTATCTACTTCTTCTCTAACTTTTAAATAGTCTAAAACATATTTACCATTTGGTTCTCTTTTAAAATTCCAATCTAAAACATTTTCAGGTGTTACGATTGATACATAAGGTCTTACGTCTTGTTGTAATTCTTCTGCTCTTGTTCCTAATGTTAGATTCGGTTTATCTAAAATCATAAAACAATGACCATAAATAGAAGAATAGTTTTGTGCTTGTTTGATTACGTTGTTAAAATTATTACCATCTAAATCTGCATCTCTCATAAATGTGTCTAAACTTTGTTCTTCAGACATTGAACCAAAATCTCTTGATGGTTTAACTCTAAATAAAAAAGATGAATAGATTTGTATTACGTTTCTACAATGATTATCACAAGGTGTGTTAGCAAGTCTTTGATTAAACTCGTTATCTAATTCAAGATTGTATCTATTTAAGTATTGACCAAGAGTATAATCATATCCACCATTATAAGATCGTATATAATATTCCCAGTTAGAAACATTTTCTTTATAATCTTTATGTACATCTATTGCAGTATCTCTTGAATATGCCATTACTTAATTGCCCATCTTGTCGGTTGTGAATATGGAATATTACTTGTTAGTGGTTTAATGTAATCTATTAAATAACCTAAAGCATCATTCATATGGTCAAAACCTTGTTCCTTATCAGGAATATTTGTGTTTTCCTTGTATATTTGTCTTTGTAATCCTTTTATCATTGTTTTACAAGATTTAGAAACAAAAATATATCGCTTACCCTTAGAATCTTTTAGCTTACTATTTACTGCATTGACTCTATCTCTAATTGATGGGTGTTTATGTTTTGCTTTTACTTTGAAACCAGCATTTTGCAATATAGATAAATCAGTTTTACCACCAGCAGAAGTTTTGCGTTGTCTTGAAGCTGGGTCAGGATAAATGAATATTTGTGCTTTTGCACCATACCTATCTCTTATCTCTTGGCACATTTCATCAGTATTACTTGAATAAATAACTATCTCATCTACTACATAAACTTTATCTTTTTCTATTTGTGCTACACAAGCTGACATTGGGTCTACGTTAAAGTCCATACCTAAATGAAAAGGTTTAGACCAATCTATTTTTTTATCTATAACAGAATCTACAGGGTGAAAGTTGTAATATACAGCACCAGCATAATTTTCAAATGCACCCTCAAACTCTTGTCTATAAGTTCTAATATCTACGTCTTGTTTAGCTTGTTCTAATTCTTCTTTTGAAACCATACCACCCTCAACAGTAGTATATTGAAAGCTAGACCATTGATTATCTTGCTTACCTTTAAGATACATTTCATAAGCCCAATTACCATAACCTTTAGGTGTTCCACACATTAAAACATTTCCTAAAGTATCTGATACTGATGCTCTTAATACTTCAAACCAAGTTCTTTTATCTATGTCTGCAAACTCATCTAATATTAAAAAGTTTAATCCTGTGCCTCTAAGTGCATCATAATTATCTGCACCTTTTAATGATATTGTACTATTTGTTTTTCTAATTCTAATAGTTAGAGTTGTTTCGTTAATATCCTCAATCCAATTAAATTGGTTAAGCATTTCTTTTAAATGAGACCAACATATCTCTTTAGCCATTTTAAAAGTCGGTGCTACATACCATATCTGCTGATTAGGTTGAGATGCGTATTTCATCATCTCAGTAATACATAAATAAGTCTTACCAAATCTTCTACCTGATATTAATACTCTAAATCTTTTCTTGGAAGAACTAACCTCGTATTGTGGCTTAGTTAGTTTAATTTTCATATTAACTGGTTGCTATTTCCTCACATTTAAAATTAATTAAAATTTTACCTTTATTTACTTCTGCTATTCCTAGTGATTGGTTTATAGTAAGTGCATTTAAATATCCAGCAGTAGAGC